AAGAGTTATTTACTATTCCTACTATACCGCCTAAAGATGGCTCTGGTAACCTTACAGCGTAATTAGTTGATGTTGCTGATATAACAGAAACTCCATATCCTAATAAAGCGGTTGATGATATTGTGGTTCCATTGGCTGTTACAGATGATTGAGCATACTTTATAGACTTAACTGTTAAAGAAGTAATATCCTCACCTGCTCCGTTTTGAAGAGTACCTGTGGTTGGTGAACCAGCAGACGTTCCTATAGTAAGAACGTTTCCGTAAGTATCTTCTATTTGTGTATTAGTTAGATTCATGAAGACCAATTTTGATTGTTATCAGACCAGCTAAAATTAGAGGTTGACCAGATTCTAGATACCACAGAGGCAATAGCTTTTACTATTTTATTTAAACCTAATCCTAATCCTAACATTTTATGCTAATCTATATGCCAATAACTTACCGCTATCAACTGTTATTTCTGTAAAAAGACCATAGATTGTTAACCCAGCTGGTATTGTAACTGTACTTAGATTGTCTCCACTAGAAGACACAGTGCTTATAACACTGCTCTCTAAGGTTGTTATAGCTACATATTTATGAGCGTTTAAAGTCCCCGAACCGCTTTGGTAATCAAAACCTGACTGTCCAAAAGCTTGAAGATTTGAGTTGTAATCGTGAACTAATTTATTTTCTGCCATTTTTATCGTTTTTACAAAGGTAGTAAATTACTGGTTATCAAGAAGTTAACTGGTCAATAAGACTATCACCTTCATCTTGCAATTCTCCTCGTTTTCCTTGACGTTGAGAAATCATTTTAGATTGCTCTACAGCTTGCTTTTTAACACGCTTATCTTTAGCTTCTTCTTTCTGGCTTTCCATGCTTTTACGAAACTCCATGTCCTGTTGCTTAGCACCCATTGAAGCTTGTAACTTAGAGCCTTCAATCTGGCTTTTCAGCTGGTACTCTAGCTGTAGTAGTTGAGCCTTAGCTTGAGCATCTGCCTGAATCTCTGCAATCTTAGCCTGACTCTGCATTTGAATCTCCTGCATCTTGCCTTGAGAGGCAGCCTGAGCGGTTTGCTGATTCATCTGAGATTGCATCTGAGAATTACGTTGCGCTATCTCTTGTTGCGCTTTCATTCTTTTCTTACGTCTCACTATCAACAATCTCTCAGCTTGGTCTACATCCTTTAATTGTCTAACAGCCATTGCATCCTCAAGGTCTATTTCTTTTTGAGCCAAAGCAATTTGTATGTTCTGCTCTAAGTACGACTTCTCGGTTTCATCCATCTCTGTTTGAACCTTAACGCCAAAATTATACATAGGTAAGTCTCCAAAAGAAGCTAATACCTTCATATTGCTCTTACCAATAGCCTGCTCATATGCTTTAAATATAACCGATTTACTAGGCAGTATTTGAAGACACTTCACAATGTCCTCACAAACTTTAGTGTATAGATATAAAGCTGAATTAGAAATGTCGTATATAGCGTTATTACCAGCTGCAATAGCTTGCTGACGCACACCAACGAGCTGCTCTCCTTTCGGAGAAGTGCCATCCATTACTTCGTTAATACCTGTTGTATCACGGATAAGACGGAGATTATGGTTATAGATACCAATAAGCTCATTGATATTCCTAATGCTATTGTCCAGAGACCTAACTGGAGGGTTCTGGAATCCACCTTCTGGATTCTTCGAACGATAGTAGAATACACCTGTTTGTTCATAGATGTCTTGTATGTCTAATGGTTGTAATTCACCGCCCTTACCTAACTGTACGTTTTCTAAGCCTTCAATGTCTACAATCAAGCCATCTGGCTTAGCCTTAGCAATAGCCTGTTGCAGCTTCAAATGAGATAGCTGTAACTGGTCAGCGAAACCTATTACAGAGCCAACTAAAGACTTAGGCATCATTCTGCGTAAGTTAGTAGCCACCACAGAGTAAGAAAGTCTAGCTTTAGTTAAGTCATGTACGTTTTTAGGTATGTTTCTTTTTTGTCCGTAATCAAAAACATAACCGCATCCAACAATATAGCTTCCGCCAAATACAGTTTGAATGTTCATGTTTTTTGGGTTTCTGTCGTACACCGATTCTTTAGGCGGTGAGTAGTCGAATCCTTTATAGTAAAAACCTTTATTACCGAACTTGGACTCCTTCTGCTCGAAAATCATATCATCAGTAGACATGAATTCAAAATCCATTACCTCAACTATAAACTCGTCATATCCGTACGTTGTACGGTTAAGTGTTTCATCGTAGTATTTATAGCTTAGTTTGTCGGCTTTGTTTTGATATTTACCTTTTACTTTCTGAGCTATCTTTTCATATTGCTCTTCTGTAAACTCATTACGAGCAATACGCTTAAGCTCAGAGATGCTAATCTTCTTGATGTGTCCTGCGTATATAAGGTCGCTAAACGTAGGGTCTTCGGTGTAGCTATGGAAGAAGAATGCCGGGTCGATATAGTCTTCTTTGATTCCATAATTTGGGTCGTTACTTCTTTTTATAACACCCATTCCGCAGGATACTAAATCATTTACAGCTCTACGGTAAACACGTTGGTCAAAATCGTTCCACTCAAGAGTCATATTTGTACCAACTTGAGCAGCTATTTCAGCAGCTGTCTTAATATTTGTATCCATGAAAATCTCAGCTTCCTCTGCTGTTTCCGGAATAGAAGAAGCGTCAATCTTTGTATCAACACCCAGTGTCTCTAGGTCTTGTATAATGTCTTTGTTCTTTACTTGAAACATTTTCTTCGCTCTCTCTTTATCTTTTTCAGATTGAGAAAGCGGGTCAATGGCAGTAAGGTTTGGGTATGGTTTTCTAGAAAGAATATTGTTTACTACAATTTTCACAAATTTAGGGACGATAGGCACTGGAGACCAATCAAGGTTTAGCAACGTACCGTCCCCACTGTTTGGGTCTAAAGAGTTTAATATCTGTTTATAAATAGAAGTGTCTTGCGTACCGTTTGCATAATCACGGTTAGTCTCAAAGTCCTTCATACGCCTGCGAAACAAACTTCGCTCATCGTCTGAATGACCCCATTGTTTTTCTATGGCTTTAGCATATTTCAGACCGTAAGACTTCGTGGTCTTAACTGCGTACTTGGCAAATGGGTCTGGGAAATTGCCATACTTCCCTTTGTTGTTTTCGTTTTCGTACATATAGCGTTTCGCAAATACTTCCTCGCAAATATACGAAAATAAAGACCTGAGTTTTAACGCCTTATCTCCTTAGTGTATTTACGGAAAAACTTTTTATCATCAAACCTAGCTTCTTTTTTCTCAACCTTGGATTTCTGTGCTCCCAGTAAAGCTAGACCGCTTGATATGGTTAAATCATATTTAGTACGGTTGTCTATTTTATATCCAATCCAGTCATCTAAAGTTCTTTGAAAATACATCTTGCCCATCTCTCCGTTCTGAGCGTTTATACCTACGTGCTCCTCCACATAAGCTTCTATTGCATGAGCATGAGCCTGAATGACATCAACTGAGTTAGATGGTATACCGCGAGTCTTTGTATTTGATGCTGAATTTGGAGATTTTAAATGGTCAGGTCTCTTCATCACATACTCTTGGTATCCTCTAGATTCAAAGTGCCTCACTATACCATACTTGTTATTCTCTATTAGTAATGGGTATCCATAAAATACAGAAGCCATCAAAACATCTTCATAGAATATCTTAGCTAGAGGCGGTCTTGATGCATACTCCGCTACGAACATGTTTGCTGGCGCAGCCATATTAAACTTGTTATACAAATGGCATGCCCCTTTTGAACCTCTGTTATCAGTAGTAGAATCTAAATCATAGCTATCCACACCGCCTACACCTATGTGGTCATTTGCTGGATACTTAGAACCGTATTTTTCAGTCTGCTTATTCCTATCTTCCGGCTTAGGCATCCAAGACACCATCCATCTACCTTTTGGATTTGGACTAAAAATAACTTCACTATCACTTATACCGTCCTTCCAGCTAAAGTTGCCTTGAACTACAGGGTTTGGGTAGAGCTCATCATTGTGTTCTATCTGTTCGTATATCTTACCAATGTTAAATGTAGAACCCTCAATGCTGTCTCTCATTGCTTCATCCACAGTAAAAGGGAATTGACGTATATACTCGTTTAGCTCCCTTGCGTCATGCTTTAGTGCGTCTCTTTCGTTTTTTAGATAAGTCTTTGCTCCGACATCTACGAAATCCCCCTCAATAGTCTTAACAGGTCTTTCAGGGTCTTCAACAACAGGGTTTCCGTATTCATCGAAGAATCCTTCGAGAGCCTCATACGCGGGTATAAATAACCTATAAAGTCCAGTCTTTGTCCTGCCGTTAGCATTTCTGTCCTCTGGGTCTGAATCTCTCCAAAGTTCCTTGTATTGTTTTCCACCTTTATCCATTGGGTTTACAGTAGACCCCATTAAGCACTTGCCTATAATTTTACGACCTACAATTAGACATGTTCTTTCTATGCGCCAAGCCTCTCTAATATCCGTAGGCTTTTCCCATTTACCGCTTTCATCCATATACATAAGATGCAGCTTCTCACCATCATACGCGTTATTGGTGGTGTTCTTCCAGTTGATTATTGTGTTAAGGGCTTCACCTTTATTAGATGTCTTGTTGTTCTTTGTTATACGTTTAGATGGTTCTCTAAAAGCCAACTCCATACGAGGATTGGTTGTACCGTCCTGTATAGGTTTAAAGAAGAATGGATAAGACCTAAACATTGGAACTACCTTCTTCATAAAGATATTCTCCTGTGCGTCCTTACCTGTCTTGGACTGAATCCCCAACAGTTTTTCTTTTACTTGAGTGCCTTCGTCAACGAGTATAGCGGCAGACATATTCGTGTATCCTGAACGTCTACACTTTGTATACATCTGCCCCATTGACCGAGGGTCTGCCTCACAAGCCGCAAAGTGTATAAAAA